GTTGCTTACGGTTTTAGAACATCTAAAAAAGGCTAGGATTTTGATTTCCTAGCCTTTCCCTTTTTTTGAATTAGTCCACGAAATCTCTTGTGGCAATCATCTTCAAGGCTTCTTCATCGCTCAAAGTTTCATCATCAAGAACATATTTCTTGATTTCTGCCAATGTCATATTTCTGCCTGTTACAAAAACACCGTTTTCACCTTCGCAAATTTCTTCAATGCTAAAATAAGACTTGCGAACAATGTACATATCTCTTGGCTTTCCATAGCAGTCAACGGATGGAATACATTTCACGCAGTTTTTATGAACACGAATTTTGTTGTTTGAGCCTTCCTGACTCACAATGAAATGCTCGTCATCTTCTTTCTGAACACACCAATTACCGAGAATATAGCAATCAAGGTTGAATGAAGAATCAAGTGTATACGAGTGTGTATTCTTCCAACCAGGAATCTGAACGGTTTCTACCGATTTTCTTCCAAACTTAAAGAACTTGTCCAAATCAGCACCATTCTGAATCTTGTCGAATGCCTTGATAACTCTCGGGAACTTCTCACCAACTAATGCTACTCTCATAATAATCACCTCGTTATGTTTGTTTTATTTAAGTTGTTTCTCAACTTATGTTTATATAATAAACTACTTTATATTTTTTGTAAAGTGATTTTTAGAAAAAAATAAACTTTATTCTATTGAAATTATTAAATATAATAATCTATAAGGAGTGCTATAATGACAGTAATGCTTGAATTGACTAACTGAAATACAGAAATTTTCAAAACTGAAAATTACATCATCGGAAAAATTGAAGATTTCCACCCGATGATTTGCAAAATATCAATCTATGATAACGGAAAGAAATTGAAATCAGTTTCAAGACCTTTCAAATTTTGGTATAAGCATTTCACATTCAAATCAGAAAAAGTTCAATATCAATTGAAAAAACTTATGAGGAATTGAGTCAATTTAGCAATTAACAAGGAGTCAATTTAGCAATTAACAAGGAGTCAAATTATGAAATACAGTACAAATTATAATATGAATAAGCCTGAATTAAATGAACAATACAGACTTAGCCATTGGAATGAAAATACAGATATTATTGATACTGAACTAAAAAGAAATGCTGATAATATTTCAACGGAAACGACAAGGGCAACGAGTGCAGAAACCGCCTTGCAGAATCTGACCAATTCAGCTTTTAAGACAACTTTGTTCAATTTCTGTTATCCAATTGGAGTCACCTACGTGCAGTACCCTCAGCAAGAAAGCCCGAACGTGCTTTTTGCTGGAACCGACTCTGTGTGGCAGGTGATAGACTACGGTGGAGCGTTCTTCCGTGCCCAAGGTGGAAACGCCGAGACGTTCTCAGAAAAAACGGACGATTTAAAGTTACAATCGGACTGCATCAAAGAGACCACTGTCTCGGTCAGCGGTGGTTCACATAGTCATGGCGGACAGACAGGAAATGTAACAGGAAGTGGTACTACTTGGGAGCATAATCACCCTATTAATAAGACTGGTGCAAATGCGGGCAGGAATGACTCTGGTTACTTGACAGTTGCTGACCACCAATCAGATTTCACAGGTACAATAAATTCGTTCAATGCAAACTTGCAACATACACACTCAATTCCTGACAGTGGTAACTTGACAATGACTGGCACTATCGGAGCAGAGAACACTGAAACAAGACCGAAAAACTACACAATCCGTGTATGGAAGCGGATTGCATAAGTTTATGCTGTAAGGATTATGCGATTCTTTTCCATATCCTTACAGTGTAGTTCATAACAGCATACCTCCATATCAATTAAAAAAATTTGAAAAAGAATCAAAGGAAGGTGAAAAATGAAAGCGAAAGACACCTCACATATCGGAATGATTGTCGGGGCAGTAGGTTTGATAATGACCTTTTTAATTGTGATGACGAAATTCATCATATATAGTACCTGTCCATCGGTCGAAGATGTGAAGGCACTTATTCTGATTGGAATCGCTCCATCAATCCCATTCTGTCCAGTCTATATTTCAACATGGTTTGATAAAATCATTGAGTTGAAAAACGGAAAGTCAACAGAATAACTATTTATATGATCAATCCCATATATTATAATTGAGGGTAGTATGAAACTAGACGAATTTATTAACAAATATACCAAAACAAAGGTTGATTTTGATGGTGCTTTTGGTTCTCAATGTGTGGATTTATTCAGACAATATTGTAAAGATGTTCTGAATCTTCCACATACAGGGGCGGTCGAATGTGCTAAAGACTTAATTCTGAAATACGCCAAACTTCCATTAGAAATGAAATATTTCAAAGTCAGTTCCTATGGTGAAAGTGGCGACATTGTAGTGTGGGATTCAACCGTGACAAATAAATACGGTCATGTCGCAATCTACATATCTGACATTGGAGTTGAAAACATTCTTGTTTTCGAGCAGGACGGATTCAAGCAGGACGGTGCGAAATTCAAAATCAGAAGCAAGAAAAATATTCTTGGATTTTTGCATAAAAGGGAGGATTGAGAATGAATCCACCACCATTCAATGTGAATGCTATAACTATCGGAACAGTAATAGCCTTCATCAGTGCAGTCGGAGTGATTTCAGGCTTTTTCGGGAAATTCTTCGCTCAAATTTACAAAATAAAACAGCTAGGTGAGAAGCAGGAAAAATTGGAGCAAAGAATGGATAATTTTGAAAAAGTACAGATTCAACAGAAATCTGAATTGATTGATAAGGTTGAGGAAACCAATAATGCGGTCAACTTGATTTGTTCAGCAGTTTCAGCGTTGATTGATGATTCATTGCAAGACAATCAGGAATCCAAAAAACAATTACGTGATATAAAGCACAAACTTGACAATAAAAAGGAGATTGTATGAAAGAATTGGACATTGAAATTTCTGAAAAAGTTGCAGAAGAGGCAGGCAAGCAAACGCAATAAAAAAAGGATGTTGATAAAATCAATGGTGAACTCATCTTATCTGAAAGGCAACGAAAGATATTTGAAATGTTCTACCTGAAAAAAACAAAACATCGACTTCATCGCTGATTCATTATGCGTTTGCCGAATGGTTGTGAATAATGAATTGAAAGTAATAAGAATTAAGATAGCAAGAATTCTTGAATTAGAAGAATAAAAAGACGGTGCTTATTTTAGCACCGTCTTAAAAATCATTTCCAATCAGAAAAATTATTTGCTCTTTCAACAAGTCTTTTTGCAACGCCATAAGAGCAGTCAAAATTATCCATAAGCCAATGAATATTTTTCAATTTGTTATCGCCATTTTCATAACGCTTATTATAGCGTAGGGTTTCAATTCCCGAATAACAGTTTTCCAACACCTCAATGATTTCATTTCTTTTCATACTTAACTCCTTGCAAGGTTCTTTATCCTTACATTCATTATAATAAACTACTTTATAAAAAAAGTCAAGTAAATTATATAAAATATAATGAAAAAAAAAGACCTGAATCATCAACGACAATTCAGGTCAAAGGAGATATATGAATTATTTTTTTAACTCGCTATATTCTAACATAGCGTCTGCAATTTTGTAACAAGATTCAGCAACTTTATTTAAATCCTCACGGTTTTCAATTAAATATCGACCCATTCCTGAAAGAACCTGACCTGCAAAATAATCACGCAACGTAATCTTTGGAATCTTATGGTTAATACTTAGTATACTTTCCATAGCTTTTTCTTCAATTATACTTATACTCATTTTCTAACTCCTTAAAACAATCCAGTAAAAGCATTACAAAACTTGCAAAATTCTTTTTCATTTTCCCGTGCTCCCAAAGCCACTTCCACCTCGTTTTGTTTCTGAAAGTTTATCAGTGACTTCAAATTCAATATCAGGAACTTGTCTAATTGCACATTGACAGATTCTTGAGCCGTTTTCAACATAAATCGTCATATTGAAATTATTGATAAGACAAGCCATGACTTCGCCTCTGTAGTCATAATCAATAGTTCCAATTCCAATGTCAACTCCATTCTTGGTCATTCCACTTCTAGGTCTGATTATCATTTCATAACCTTTCGGAAGTTCAACAGCAAAACCAAGTGGAATCAATTTTCTTTCATTGGGTTTAATTTCAATAGGTGTTTCACATCTTGCGTAGCAATCAGCACAAACTGCACCATCTGTTTTGAATTCAGGTGCTTTTCCACCTTCAAAAAGTTTAATCTGTACTTTCATTTAAGCCACCTGAATAGTTGAACCTGATTTGTGCAATGCAAGATGGAAAAGGGTATCGAAATCAAAATCCTCCGCTTTTCTTACGCTTGCACTACCAATACATTTGCCCTTAGAATAAATGAAAACTGAAGTCATTGTAGTATCTACTTCATACTGACCATATTTTGTAAAAACATTCTGATTAAATTTCATATTTTCCTCCAACACTTAAATTATAGAATGGCAAACTAAATTTTTTCATCGATATTTAATTTCAATGCCCTTTTTTTAAGGGCTATGCTAGCATTTTTCCAAAATCTAGCCATATCAACATCCTTTTTTCTATAAGCATAAATAGCTTTCAAGCAACATTCATCACTCATGTTCATTAAATATTCGTACATAATATTATCCTATTTTACCCTAAGATACATGATTCCAGCCCCAACTAAAAAACCAAAACTGCCCCAAAACCCATTACTTGTCAAGCGTTTTTGTTTTAACTCTTTCATTTCTCTGTTTAAGTTCTTCAATGATGTTTCGGCTAGCATCAATTGATAATTTAAGTTGTTCATTTGTTCGTTTAACGTCTTGTTCAATTCCAATTGAACTTTCAATTTCTCCTCCAATTTTTTCAATTGTTCGTTCTGTTGATTTACAAGTGTTTCCTGCTTGTTCAATTCTTGCTCCAACATCAGAATCAAATCTAAATCGCTTTTTTTTAAAAATTCTTGTGAGAATGATTGAGGCGATAAAAACAAAACAAGAAATAAAACCACCAAAAAACATTTTAATTTTTTCATTCATATATCCTCCATTACTTATATTATAGGATTTTAACTTAAAATATTTTATATTTTCAAGGAATATTTGAAAATCTACTATCGAATTTTTCATTGGACTTTAATTCCATATACCTTTCACGCAAAGTCGCATTAGTGCCTAAAAAATAACCTGCTAAAAAAGCGTTGAAATCATTTGAACTTGAACCTGTCTTTTCTTTCATGAGATTACTCCAAATTTGGAATAATTCGGCAATCACACCATTATTTTCAACAGTTTTCAATGAATCGGTCAAAAGTGAATGCGGGCTAATTGTTTTCATTTTGTCACCTGATTAATATTAAAATCATACATTGTCACCTCAATTATTTTTTTAACAATATAAGGTTTTGAAAGCACTCCAAGTTTCATTAAGCGATTAAACTCAGTCTTTGAAATTACAGGTGTAATTTCATACCAACCTTTATAAAAAGATTGAGTAATAAGCTGATAACAATTTCTATTGAACATAATTTTATCTTTGTTTGTGCCAATAAAATGTTTTCCAGTGTTCATTACTTTAACTTCAATCATTTTATCACCTCGCTTTTATTATAGGATTGCAGGCTGAAAAATCGCCTGCAAAACCTTCTATTCAATTTTAGTTTCGATAATTTTATTAGGATTATATTTCTTTACCATAGAAATGATTTCATTGAACTGTTCTTCTGTTTCAACTGAAACTCTCTCCCAATCATCATTAGCAACTTTCATAAAAAATTTCTTTTCATATTCAAAAGAGATTTTCTGGTGATAGCCATACTGATAAAAGTTTGCGGTAATTCTTTCTGGTTTATTATCCCATATTGTTATGGTTTCTTTCCTTGTATCTCTTAACTGTTTTGCAATTTCCACAGCTTCTGAAATTGTTTTTGGTTTTGCAAGAACATTATTTTTTGAATCTCTTATCTGAATATAAATCATATTGCACCTCCAAAGTAGTGTTTTATTTTGCAGACTTTATTAACCTACATTTATAAATATAAACTACTTTATATTAAAAGTCAATAGATTTTTAATAAATATTTTATAAACTTTTTATTTATTTTTTCTAAATTTTTGAAATCATAAAACAATCTATTATTAAGTCATGGAAGTTAGACAGATAGCAATCAATTTTATTAAAACTTTATCATCAAACGAAAAAGAAAAATTAAAAGTAATGCTTGCTCATGGAATCACTTGTGGTTCTGACTATGCTAGGCAGAATGAAATAGAACCTCTTTAATTAACTGAAGAATTGAAATCCTATGAAGATGAGGTTAAGGCAATTTCAGAAATGATGTAAAAAAAATAACCGCCTTGTGATTTATCCTAATTGCAACAAGGCGGTTATTCATCTCACCATTTTAGTCGGTAAGCCACTTGATGTCACACCATACGGTGCTATTCTGATTGAAGGACTCGAACCCTCACCGACTGCACCAAAAACAGTCGTGCTACCTTTTACACTAAATCAGAATGACATAAGAACTCCAAAGCGTATTTTTCACCTACCGTTGGAGGTTATCGTAGGTGGGATTTGAACCCACAAGCCTAATGGCAACGGATTTTAAGTCCGCAGAATTTACCGATTTCTCCACTACGATAAAAAATCAACCTATAATTATTATAGGGTATTAAAATGAAATTTTTGCGTCCATATAAGAATATGGCAAAAATTCTTTAGTTATTTTTATCGCTTTCTCAATATCAAATCTAATAGATTCAGCTGGGTTTATTTTGAAATTAATTGTATCATAACATTCTAATAATTTTTCAATTAAATTTTCATATTTAGTTTTAATTTGCATAAATTCCTCATAAGTTGTTAAAGGCATTGTTATTGACATTTCGGACTTTTTCATTTTTATTCCTCCTACTTTTGGCTGATTTTTTCCCATTCTCAACACACCAATCAGTCGTCCTTAAAGTATACCTTTTGTTTATGGATTTGTTCCTGACCTGCTCAATCTTGAGTTTCAGACAATTGAATGATAGATTATCACTGTTTTCGGCAGTAAAATCCAAAGCCTTTTCAATCATCATCAATTCCCAATCTTCAAAAATCATATCTATATCCTCAATGAAACTGCTTCGAAGATTTTATCGATATCTTCAGAACTTGCATTTTTTATAAATTCAAGAACTGAATCCACATTCAAAACTGTTACTTTTTCTGCAACTTTCTGCTCTACAACTGCCTCAAGTGCCTTTGTAATCATTTCCATTGTATCCATAGTTTACTCCTTGTAAGGTTTCTTCCTTACATTTATAAATGTAAAATATTTTCTAAAAAAGTCAATATCTTTTTAATAAATTTTTATTATTTTTAATATTTTTTCTTGCTTTATATCGGCTGAGAATATCTTCATTCATATCACCGCCTGCAAATAAACTTTCATTGGATTCATTATTCATGACTTGTTTCAAATCCTTATTCCTGCGTTCAAGTGTGTTCATAATATCATTTTCAATACTATTATCGAGAATCAAATAGTATGCCATGACTGAGTCTGCTTCCTGACCAATTCTATGTACTCTATCCTCTGCCTGTTCATGCTGAGGAGCAGTTGTCCCAAACTCAACAAAAGCAGTAGCACTTGCCTTGGTAAGTGTCAATCCAACACCGCTTGCCTTAATCTGACCGATGAATAATTTTATTTTAGGGTCATTCTGAAACTTATCCACAATATTTTGTCTTTGATTAGGCGGTGTTTCACCAGTTATCCCTACAGCGATTTTTCCAAATTCCTGCATTAAAGAATCATAGGTAGAGTGATGATAGATGAATACCACCAACTTTGAATTTATTTCTAGATAATCCTTAATCCATTGAATAACCGCTTTTTTCTTGGCTTCAAAAGCACCTTTTTTAAGTTCTGCAATATGACCTAGTTGGGATTTTTTATCTTTTTTTCCTGAAACTATGTCCTGTTCAAATTGCCTATCAATTTCATCATATTTTTTTCGTTCACTTTCCGAAACATTCATCGGAACGACAGCCCGAATTTTTGGCGGTAATTGTTTCAAGACATCTTTTTTCAACCGTCTAATCATGAATTTAGAAATCATTGAATGAAGTTCTTCAGCGTTGCTTAGTCCATCAAACTTCCAACCAAAATAACTTTTAATTGGGTCACAATATCTCATAAGATATTTATAACGATTTGAAAATTGAATCGGGTCAAGAATATGCAGGCAAGTAAAAAATTGACTTGTGTGTGTTTCATAGGGTGTTCCACTAATAAATAATTTTTTGGACTTCTTTATTGTGGAACATATTTGATTTACTGCCCTTGCCCTTATTGTCTCAGGCTCAGCAATATATTGAACTTCATCCGCAATAATTGTTCTAAACGGAATCTTGGAAAGTTCATCGCACCAACCATAAACAGGAATTGTCTTTTTACGGAATGGCATGTCTGCCTCTTTTGCTTTTTTGCGTCTTAGCAATTCTGCCTCTTTTTCAGCCTTGTTTTCATTTCCTAGAATATCATAATTGATTATGAAGACAGGATATTTTTCAATAAATTCTTCTGAAAAATATTCAGGTGTTTTGCCGTTGAGAATGTAGGAATTGAGCCTAGCCCATTTCTTAATTTCATTCTGCCAATTCTGTTTAAGGCTTGCAGGACAGATGACTAATGCGGGCAAACTGTTTTCTTTTAATCTCAAAAACATACTTGCTTGTGGTGTTTTTCCAAGTCCCATTTCGTCGGCAAGTAAAATATTTGAAGACATAGACAGCATTTGTTTTACACCATCTTTTTGAAAAGGGAATAATTTTTGAAAGTTTACATCTTCAATTTCATTTTGATTATTTTCTTTTTTAGGTTTTTCAGATAGGAATATCTTTGCAGAATCGTCAAACGGATAACCAGCCTCAAAAAGTGTTCTTGCGTTTTTTCTTGTTGGCGGTAAACAATATACACCGATGTCTTGCAAATATTCTGAATATTCAGATTGTTGTGCTAATTCAAGTACAACTTTGTAATCTTTACCACGAGTCAATTGTACACAAAGTCTTTCACCGTCATATATTACCATTATTTCACCTATAAATGGAATAAAAAAAGGGTGAGGATGAAATTTTTTTAGGAGTAAACTATTAACAATAGTGATTCACCCTCACCCCTTAACTACTTTTTTCAAGGTAGTAAAATAAAACACACTTTAATTCATTATAGGATTAAAAATCAAAAAATTAAAGTGCATATAAATTTTTTCGGTAAAATTCCCCAACTTCATTCCAAAGATTTGTTGCCTGTTCTCTAGAATAATGAAATGTATTCATAACAAGACTAATTGAAGGCTTCAATCTGCCTTTTTGTTCCCAAGTCCTACCTAAAATCCAAGCCAAAAGTTTATATGCTTCATATGAAAGATAACCTACTGAATATTGAAGCATTTCAGATAATGTAATATTTTCATACCTTGCTGGTAAAATATCAATTGGACTTACGTCAGGCTCACCTGTTTTGAAATAGTCTTCAATAAGATTGCCTTGTTGTCGCAAATAAGTTTTACAGAAATCATTGAGCCTTTTAAGTTCCCAAGATAGGTGAGTGCTGAACTTAGATTGTGAAACATCATAATCCTCAAGGCACTGACAATAAATGAGGAATCCTTGTGATTCAACTTCTTCATAATCAATGTTCCACTTTTTAGCATAAAAATGTGCTGATTTCCGAATGAGATTTACATACTTATCAAATTGACCTTGTTTCATTTTAGATTCTCCATGTGTTTTATTTTCTCATACATTAAACTACTTTACTATTTCAGTAAAGTAGTTTAATCATATTTTTAGAAATTCATACTAGAAAGTGATTTTGCTCCATCTTTTTCAGCCTGTTTTTGAGTACAATCGCCCAAGCCTTTGTACCAATAAGATGGAATCATATTATCAGCAAGAAGATTATTCACATGAAATAATCTGACATACCAACTGTCATAATGTTTTCGAATTCTCAAATAAACATGAGTTCCACCATTCTGTTTAAATTCCTGCAAGTTAGCAATCTGCTTTTCAGAAAGTTTTTTCATATTCTACCCTCCAAATGTGTTTTATGTAGTGTTTCTCACTACTCTTATAATATAAACCTTTTTATAAAAAAAGTAAAGAGTTTTTTTATAATAAATTTTGATTTTTTTGAAGAAATTATATGCAGAAAATTGATAAAATTTTATGAGGGGTGGTATAAAATTTATGTATAATATATATAAATACTATTTATTATAAATAATAAATAAAAGGGATTTTTTGAAATCCCTGAAATTATAACTTTTCAAAATAATTTTTTTTTTGAGATATTATTTTGAAAAACTACTAGAAGTTTTCTTCATAAAATCCTATAATAAAGTCATTGAGTTTAAGGAATGAATAATATTGTGCTCATTATTGATTCCTTAAAAAAGAATCTTCAAAACCTTTGATTATCTGCGGGCACAACTTCAGAAATGAAGTGCAGGTGATTAAAGGTTTTTTTTTATTTTAAGGAGTTTTATATGAATGAATTAAAAGTTATTAATGAACAGGAAGTTTTAGGAAAGAATTTTAGAATTTATGGTGATTTTGAAAATCCATTGTTTTTAGCAAAAGATGTTGCTGAATGGATTGATTATTCAAAAACTAAAGAAGGTTTTTATCAAGTTTCTCAGATGTTAGCAAATGTTGATGATGATGAAAAACTCACTATTAATATTCTTAATAGTGAAGGTAAAGCACATAATCAGTCTTTTCTCACTGAAAACGGATTGTATGAAGTTCTTATGCTTTCAAGAAAACCGATTGCAAAAGAATTTAAAAAAGAAGTGAAAAAGATACTTCATCAACTTAGGATAAAGGGTGGTTACATTACAGAAAAAGGAGTTGGTGCTATTCTTGATAATCCTGATTATTTAATGGAACTTATCAATGAATCGGGAAAACGACTTTTGGAAATGAGAAAAAGGGCGGAGATTGCAGAAAATAAAAATGCTTTACTCATGCATACTCCAAAATCCTATACCGTATCAGAGATAGCTAAAGAACTTGGCTACAAATCCGCAATTGAATTTAATAGGATTTTGAATAGGGATAAAATTCTTTTCAAAAGAAATAACACTTGGATTCCATACGCTGACTATTCAGAACAAGGTTATTTTGAAATAAAGCAGACTATTCTTGAAGATGAAACTGTAGTTTACAATCTGCGTGTTACTCAAAAAAGGCAGGGAATTTTTGATAAGTAAATATTCTGATAAAAATAAATTGTTTTAGTCCGTTTTACCTAATTTTTTTATTTTTTTTCTTTACATAATTAAATATATATATTATAATTTATGATAAATATTAGATAGAGGAGATTTTTTACTATGACTACCGAAGTTATTATGAAAAGAAAATTCAATAATTCTGAAATTAGACAGAGTTCAAAAACAGGATATTTTTGTGCTTCAGATATGGTAAATGCGGGAAATAAATGGCGATTTACAAATGATTTGAAACAGTTTAATTATTCACAATGGCTTAAAAATCCAACCACCATTGAGTTTATAAAAGCACTTGAAAATGAAACAGGAGAAAAAGCGATAATAAAAGGTAATGCAAAAAATAGTTTATCTTGGATTCACCCATTTTTATTTATTGACCTTGCACTTGCTATTAGTCCTGCTTTGAAAGTTAAAGTTTACAGATGGATTTATGATGATTTGATTAAATATCGTAATGATTCAGGCGATAGTTACAAGAAGATGTGCGGTGCTTTGTATTTGACGATTTCAAATAAATCAAAGTTTGAAGATGAAATAAAAGATTTTGCGGTTAAGATTCGTGATGAGTGTGGTGTTGAAGACTGGCAGACCGCCACACAAGAGCAGTTGAAATTGAGGGATAAAATTCACGAAAATATTGCTTTACTTTCAGACATCATTCGTGATAGGGAATTACTTTTGGAAACCGCCGTTAGAAAAGCAAAAGAGGATAAGTGATGAATTACAATATTAAAAAATTAAATGAAGTGAAATATTTCAAGCACAATCACATCATTATTTTAGCATATATGTGTCAATGGATTGCAGGAAAATATCAACCACTTCATAAAGAATTTGACGGTAGAATTTATTATTGGTTTTCACTGCAAAAAATAGCTGAGGATTTATCCTTGTCATATCAACAAGTTCAGCTGGCTCTGCGTAGATTAAAAAATCAAGATAAAAATGTTGATTATGTAACAGAGCCATTAGTGTACCAAAAAATGGATTTTCAAAATAACAGAATGTATCTTTCAGTTAATTTACCTGAATTGAAGAATCTTATTGAGTGTAAGAATGAATTGAAAGATTGCAGGATTAAATTTGATACACTTCAGAAAAGAATTGGTGGTAATACAATTCATACTAAGAGGATTGGAAAAATGGGAGCAGAAGCACTTTTTGATATTGAAAAACCTAGTTATTGTGTTGAGGCAGACGCAATTGTAAAATTGATTTTGAGAAAATATCCTCAATATTTTTCCCATAGAATCCCTGATGAAAAATCACTGGCAACTAAAACATATATTTCAATCTGCAGAGCAATTTCAGATTTATACAATGGCAGATTTATTCGTGAAAGAAGTTTGTGCGAAAATTTCCTAAATAATTCTCAATTCAACATTGAGGGTTGGCAATCAAAAATTAAGGCTGTAAAGGGTGATTGGGTTGCAGTGAAAAAACTGATTCTTGGAGCATTAAAGAATTTTGTTTTAATGCATGAAGAAAATAGAATGCCATACAGTAAAGAATATTTACAGACTAATCTTAATTTGTGGTTTTATGACAATGTATCAATTCAAGGCGAAGGTCAGTCACAATTCATTTTGTGCTTATTTGAACCTGAGTACATCAAAAAACACAACTCAGAAGTAAAGGCAGATAAAATCTTTGAAACACTTTCAAATACGGCTAAAAAGGGTGGAAATGAATTGTTCGGGATGAATACTTCAATGCCAGCAGGGATGTTCTGGGAAAAAATAAAAGAAATGGTTGAATGGGGCAAGAGTGCTTTTGAAGTTGAGGGTAATATTCAATATTGGATTAGTAGTGCGGGTGAGTTGCCATCCAAGTTTGCAAGTTATTGTAGGGAAAATGATATCAGTGTTTCATTGGCAACTGTTGACATAAAAAAGGCTGTGGAATCCAATGCCCCATGGACTTGGTTTGTTAAGGATGCTTGCTTGAAACATGGTTTGAATATTAGCCTTGCTGAATGTGTAGATGAATCTGATATGCTTGATTGTTACAAGTCTTCAAAAATAACTTTTGATGATATGGATGAAGTTGTGTTTTGATTCCTAGAATAAATTGAGGGACAAAAATGAAAAGGGAAAAATTAAACACACTTAATGAAAAGGATTTGATTTTAGGGCTGATAACTTCGGATAAGTTCTGCAAGGAAGTCGCTCCTATTTTGAATCCTAGACATCTTGAAATTGATTATGTGAGAATCGTTTCAACGTGGGTGAAAGATTATGTGAATAAATTCGGCTTAGCACCGAAAAAAGACATCTTGAAATTATACCGTGCCCACGTTGAAGAAATTTCCGATGAAAGTTTGCAGGATAACATTTTGACTTTCATCGAGAAAGTCGCTAGGGATTTTGACAATCAAAAGACCTTTAATGATGACTATGCAATTCAACAGGCAATTCAATATTTGAAATCTAGGTCATTGAAGAATTTTTCCGAGGATATTGATTCATACCTTACAACTGGCGAAATCGGAAAGGCTGAGGCACTCATTACCAAATATCGTAAAGTTGAAAAGGAAAGCGGTGAAGGTGTTTCTATCCTAGATGATTCTGAAACAGTCCTTAATGCTTTTATTGAGGAGCAGGATAAATTGTTTTCATTGAACGGTGATTATGGAAGACTTGTAGGTGATATTCACCGTGAAGACTTTATAGCATTTCTTGCTCCGATGAAGGCAGGAAAGTGTCTTGGATATGGAACAAAAATTCTTATGGCTGATGGCTCAATTAAAGAAGTTCAGAATTTAGTTGTTGGTGATAAACTTATGGGTGTTGATTCTACACCTAGAAATGTTGAGATTGTTTCCAAAGGATTTGGAAAAATGTACAGAATAAAATCAAGAGTAAATAAATTGGCTAAAAATAAAAAGCCTGATATTGATTTTATCTGCAACGGTGCTCACATTTTAGTTTTGAAGAATGCTTGGAAAGAATCTAAAATTGAAAAGTTCAATGTAAATGGAACTTTGAATGGTGAATACAAAAAGCATGGAAAAAACAATTGGTTGAAAGAAGATGAAATTGAAATTTCGGTTGAAGACTTTTTGAAACTCAGTCCATACCAGCGTGAACGGTACAAGCTGTTCAGAGCAGGTGTTGAATATCCTGCAAAAGAACACATTGTTCCGCCATATTTATTGGGTTTGTGGCTTGGTGATGGAACTTCATCTGCACCTTGCATAACAACTTTGGATTCTGAAATAATTGATTATTGTTCAGATTGGTGTAAAAGTGTTGGTGAAGATTTATTGATTTCATCAAGTTCAAAAAATGCGAATTTGAAATCATTATGGTTTAGAAAAAGTAAAAGCACTAGAGGTGTTTTTGGTAATGAACTCAAAAGATTGGATTGTTTTAACAACAAGCATATTCCTGAAGAATATTTGATTGATTCAGTGGAAAATAGATTGCAGTTGCTTGCAGGAATTATTGACACTGATGGATATTCAGACGGAAAATGTATTGAAATAAATTTGATGAATAAAACTTTGATTGAAGATGTGAAAACACTTTGTCAGCAATTAGGTTTTAAGACAACATTCATTGAAAATTATAAACAATACAAGGGAATGTATCCTGAAACAAATGGTTGGGCATATTCTTGGAGTGTAAAAATAACAGGTGAACTTTCCAAGATTCCAGTTAAATTAGAGCGTAAAAAAGCAAAGGATTCAAAGAAGTTTACAGAATTGAAAAATGCTTTCAGTTTTGAAATTGAAGAACTTGCTGATGATAATTATTACGGGTTTGTTCTTGATGGCGACCATAAATTTTTACTTGCTGATACAACTGTTTCTCATAATACATTCCAACTTATTGATTGCGGAATTGAGGCACTGAAAAATGGTTTGAATGTTGTTTTCTATTCCCTTGAAATGAGTAGAACAAATATGATAAAGCGAATTTGGAAAGCATTGTCAGGTCAGGTTACAGAGGACACTGAATTGACAATTCCTTATTTTACTGAAGATGGTTCTAAATGGGTTATTGAAAATAAAACTACTTTGAAAAAAGCAAGTTCAATTTTGGAAATAGAGAAAAAGCAGAAGTCATTGAAAAGAATGTTTAGAGGTGGTTCATTCAAGGTGTTTGCTGAGCCTGCATATAGTTTGACTGTAGAATCCTTAGAAACAAAACTTGATGACTTGGTTCATGACGGATTTATGCCTGATGTAATTATTATTGACTATGCGGACATAATGATGCCAAGTGATAGAAGTGCTGAATTGCGTAATCAGTTAGACGGCATTTGGAAAAGATTGCGTGCTATGGCTCAGAAAAGAAAAGCAGTTGTATTTACTGCAAGTCAAACTAATCGTGGTGCAATATCTAGGGAAGTTGAAGCAGAGGATGTGGCTGAGGATATTAGAAAATTAGCTCATGTTACATCTATGGTATCAATCTCAAAAACAAAATACTGCAAAGAAAATAGCCTTGCTATTTTTTCTCAACTAGCGGTTCGTGAGGGTGAACCTGAAATGAGGAAAGTCATAGCAACTCAGTGCCTTGCCCTTGGCAGACCTGTTTTGGATTCTCATTGGAAAGATGATGTGATTTTGGATTCCGAAAATGAAAATTCAGATGAGGAAAAATCTGAAGGTATCAGGAGAAAAAAGAAATAGTTTTTTAATCCTATAATAAAATTGAGGTGAATATAAATGACATATGAAGAATTTTTAAGTCAAAAAAAAATATCTGATGTTCCAACTGGATTAAGCGGTAATTTTGAATTGAATGAAAATATGTTTCAATTCCAAAAAGACATTGTGAAATGGGCATTGAAAAGAGGGAGATGTGCAATATTTGCAGATTGTGGAATGGGTAAAACTCTAATGCAACTTGAATGGGCAAGTCACATTCAAGGAAATGTTTTGATTGTTGCACCGCTTGCTGTTTCTGAGCAGACCATTCGTGAGGCTCAAAAGTTTGGAATCAAATCCATTTCTTATTCTGGTGATGGGAATCCTAGTGGTGAACATATAACCATTACTAATTATGAACGGCTTGAAAAATTTAGTCCTGATGAATTTGATGGGATTGTTCTTGATGAAAGTTCTATCATCAAGTCATATACAGGTAAATATCGGAATATGCTTGTGGATAGTTGGACTAGAGTTCCATTCAGATTGTGTTGTACTGCTACACCTGCACCAAATGATTTTATGGAATTGGGGAATCACGCTGAATTTTTGGGAATAATGAAAAGGACTGAAATGTTGTCAATGTTCTTTGTTCATGATGGTGGAGATACTTCAAAATGGCGTTTGAAAGGACACGCAAAGAGTGAATTTTGGAAATGGGTTTGCGATTGGGCGGTTATGGTCAGAAAACCTAGTGATTTGGGTTATGATGATGGAAAGTTTGTTTTACCAAAATTGAATATAATCCCATCAGTAGTTACAACTGAATCATTTGATAATAATTTATTGTTTGATTTTGACGCTAGCACCTTGCAGGAGCGTCAAAATGTAAGGCGAAATTCAACTTTGGATAGGGTGAAAAGAGTTGCGGAATTGGTTGCTAAAAATCCAAATGAACAATGGCTTTTATGGTGTGATATGAATGTGGAATCTGAAACATTGCATAAACTCATTTCAAATAGTGTTGAAGTAAAAGGTAGTGATACTGATGAGCATAAGAAAAAATCGTTGATTGATTTTTCAAATGGTGATTTGAAAGTTCTTATTACTAAACCAAAAATTGCTGGAATGGGAATGAATTTTCAGAAGTGTCATAATATGGTATTCACTGGACTTTCTGATAGTTATGAACAGTTTTATCAAGCGGTGAGAAGGTGCTGGAGATTTGGGCAGGAAAATGAAGTGAATTGTTATGTTGTAACGGCTGATACTGAAGGTGCGGTTGTTGAAAATATAAAACGAAAAGAAAATCAATCAAAAGTAATGATTGATAGTATGGTGCAGAATATGTGCGATATAAACAGGATGGATATTGCAGGAACAAAAAGAAATATCACTCATTATGTTCCTACAATAAATATGATTAAACCTAATTTTTAAGGAGTAATAAAATGGAAATTTTGAATCAGTATTTTGGAAAACGCTTTGTGATGTACAATGGTGATTGCGTTGAGGTAATGAAAGGACTTGATGATGAATCTGTTGATTTTTCAATTTTTAGTCCACCATTCGCAAGCCTTTACACTTATTCTAATTCAGAGCGTGATATGGGTAATGTAAAGGATTCTCAAGAATTTTTTAAGCAGTTTGATTTTCTTGTTTCTGAACTTTTCAGAGTTCTTAAATCAGGTAGACTTGTTTCTTTTCATTGTATGAATTTACCTACTTCAATAACAAAAGATGGCTATATTGGAATTGAGGATTTTAGAGGTGAGTTGATTCGTTGTTTTCAGAAACATGGATTCATTTATCATTCAGAAGTTTGTATTTGGAAAAATCCAGTTGTTGCCATGCAGAGAACAAAAGCACTTGGATTGTTGCATAAGCAGGTTGTAAAGGATAGTGCTATGAGCCGTCAAGGTATTCCCGATTATCTTGTAACAATGAGAAAGCCTGGTGAAAATAAAAATCCGATAAGTGGTGAACTTGACCATTTTGTTGGTGAAGATTTTCATTCTACTGGAAAATTGAGTATTGACATTTGGCAGAGATATGCCAGCCCAGTTTGGATGGATATAAACCCTAGTGATACACTTCAATACCGTTCAGTGAGGGAAGACAATGATGAAAAGCATATTTGTCCATTACAGTTGCAGGTAATTCATCGTGCTTGTCAGTTATGGAGTAACCCTAATGATGTTGTATTAAGCCCATTTGCTGGAATTGGCTCAGAGGGCTATGAAAGTTTGAAGATGGGTAGAAAGTTTATTGGAATTGAACTGAAAGAAAGTTATTACAAGCAAGCCGTTGAAAATTGTAAAAAGGCTGAAACATTTGAATCTGGTTTATTGAATGATTTAAATTGATTTTTGAATCCTATAATAAATCATACTACTTTTAATGGAGGAAATAGAACATGACTATTTCAAGAAAAGAATTGCTGGAAAGTCTTAAAAGAGCAATGCCAGCGATTGAGACGGGAACACCAACATTGCAGGGTGCTGATGCATTTGTTTTCCATGATGGAAAAATCTTCAGTTATAACGATTCAATTGCGGTTTTCGTTCCTTTGGCTATAACAGGGTTGGTTGATGAAGGAATTGAGGGTGCAGTTCATGCTGACGAGTTTTTCAAAGTCATTTCAAAATTTTCAGGCGATGAAATCAATTTTGCAGTAACTGAAAATAATACTTGGATTCTGAAATGCGGAAAAGCAAAAGTTGAAGTTACATTGATGGACTTTGATTTCACTACAAGATTGCAGGGAGTAACACCTGATGAAAATGCTTGGGTGAAGATTGCTGATGAGTTTGTAAACGGAATTGGTGCTTGTAAAATGGCTGTGAACAAAACACCATTGGCTGGAATTTACATTAAAGGCAAAACAATTGTATCAACCGATGGTTATCAGATTAATAAGTTTGAAATGAAAGATACTGATTTGCCAACACTTTGGATTTCAGACAATTCTGCAAATGAACTTCTGAAACTTTCAGGATTGGTTGAAATGCAATTGCAGGGAACTTGGGCACATTTCAAGAGTTCAGATGGAACTGTATTCAGCATTAAAACTTTGCAGGCTGAAAAATTCCCATTTGATAGGGTTGTTGGGTTGCTTGATACTAGCAAGCCAAAAGAAGATGATTTTCACGCTTCATTCCCTATGGAATTGTTTGGGGCAATTGACCGTGCTGATTCTTTTGCTATTGACATTTCAGAACATTCTGTTGTCCGCTTGGTTATTTCAAGTCAAGGCATTGAGGTGTCTGCCGAAAGAACTTCAGGAAAATATTCAGAAAAGGTTGCTTGGAGTGAGGGTGTAGAATTTAAGGAAACCATTGAGCCTATGACTGTATATGTTGATGCAACCATGATGTCATTTATGGCTAAAAGGTCATTGGAATTCTACTTGCAGAAATTCACTGCAAAGAATGAAAAAGTGATTCCACGGTTGTTGTTTGTTTCAGATTCTAGTTGCCACTTGATGACAACTTTCACGATGGGGTGATTAAAATACACATGCAATAATCTTAAAGGGTGAGTTGTAAAAGATTCACCCTTTTTTTAATCTTTGGAGAAAAATATGTTATTGGATTCTGATGAAGTTAGTTACATGAAAGGCGAGAAAAAATTGAATGTAGGAATAGACAAAAAGCCTGAGAAAAAAGTTGAACCAAAAAAGATTGTTTACAGAACATTTGACCCTGAAGGCTTAGTTCATATGAACAGGACTTTTGAATTGGATGGTTATGAGGATTTTGACAAGGGTTATCCATATTCAATCAACTTCTATGATTTTGAAGTTTTTATGGGTGATTGGATGGTTGTTATCATAAACCCAGTTCAGAAAACAAAAAGAATTATTGTGAACGATTCTGAAGCATTAAAGTTTTATTACTCAGCTCATAAAAAGGAAATTTGGTGTGGATATAATTCACGCAATTATGACACTTTTATTCTTAAAAGTATTTTGTGCGGGCTGAATCCAAAGAAAGTGAGTGACATGATAATTGTCCATGGAATGAGCGGTTGGCAAATATCCGATGAGTTCAAAGAAATTCCGCTGTATGATTTTGACATTAGTACAAAGATTCAAGGCTTGAAACAACTTGAAGCATTTATGGGAAATAATATCAAGGAAACATCAGTACCATTCGATATTGAAAGACCTTTGACCAAGGCTGAAGTCAAAGAAACAATCAAATATTGTATGCACGATGTAGAACAGACTATTGAGGTGTTCAGACGCAGAAAAGTGGAATATAATGCACAAGTTGATTTAATTGAAATTTTTAAATTTGATATTAACAAAATAGGTAAAACTCAAGCACAATTAGCATCAAATATTCTTAAAGCAAAGAAAAAAAATTTTGATGATGATTGGGAAATAAGACTTCCTAAAAATTTAAAATTAGGGAAGTATGAATATATTGCTTATTGGTTTTTAAATCCTGAAAATCATAATGAAAAAGCGTCACTTGAAATTGAAATTGCTGGGTTAAAGCATATTGTTGCTTGGGGTGGGATTCATGCTGGCGAAAAGATGTTTGTTGAATGTAATGATGATGAAATTATTTTGGATGCTGATGTTGGACAACTATATCCAAATATTATGAGGCATTATCATTTACTTTCAAGAGCATCGATAAAGCCAGATATGCTTAATTTTGTTCTTGATACTTCAATGCGATTGAAAAGGGAAGGTAAGAAAAAAGAGCGTGAACCGTATAAAAGACAATGTAATATTTTTTATGGTGCAATGGGCGATAAAACAAATTCATTATATGACCCTTTATATAGAAAATTAGTTTGTATTTATGGTCAGGTTTTTATTGTGGATTTAATCGATAAAATTGAAGATAAAATTCAATTATTGCAATCCAATACAGATGGTATATTTTTCAAAGTTAAGAAAACCGATGTTGAAGAAGTAAAAAGAAGAATAACTGAATGGCAAGATAGAACAAAGTTAGTAATGGAATATGACGAATATATTAAATATATTGCCAAAGATGTTAATAATTATATTGCGGTTAGTTCTAATGGAAAACTGCATCGGAAAGGTGCTTATGTAAAGGAACTCAATGAATTGGACTATGATTTGCCGATTGTGAATGAAGCAGTCGTAAAATATCTCACTGAGGATATTATGCCTAGTGAAACAATAAATAACTGCAATCAGCTTATTAAATTTCAAAAGGTTGTTAAAGTATCTTCAAGTTATTTATATGGCTGGCACAATAATAAGTTCTTGACTGATAAGACATTCAGAGTATTTGCTAGCAAGGACAAGTCTGACACTTATATCGGAAAATGTAAAAGCGAGGGTGCGACAATTGAAAAGTTTGCTAATACACCTGAACATTGTTTTGTTGAAAATGATGATGTAAGGACAGCTGATGTTCCTGCAAACTTGGACAAGAGTTGGTATATCAATCTTGCAGAAAAAAGAATTGAGGATTTTGGAATAAATCTGAGTTCAGATAGTTTATTTGATTTTTAATCCTATAATAATAGTAAGAGGTAAAAGAATGACAGATTATAAATATGAGAATTTTGGTGATTATGATTCAACCCCTTATAATACACCCAACCATGAATTTAATGTGAACAGGTCTGAACAAACGGTTTGCCCAATAACAAATAAGATGTGTTTGAAAAAGACTTGTTATAAGTGTGAAACTTATGGATTATCAAGAGAAGCAGAAGGGGAAGATTATGGTATTTATAATAGAGAAGAGGTGAATCACCCTGAAAGATATGGTGGTGATACTACTTATGAATGCATCAAGGTTCTTGAAGCGTGGTTGCCAGAAGAACAATACAAAGGTTTTTTGCGTGGAAATGCTTTGAAGTATCTTTGTAGGGTTGGCAAGAAAGATGAAATTGTGCAGGAACTTAAAAAAGCACAATGGTATTTGAATAAACTTATTGAAAAGGAGGAACGCAAATGAAATTTGAAGATACATCCGTATATAACATTTATAATGCGATTTTAGGTGCTAGGAATCCAAAAAATAGTTGGGATAAAAGCGATTCAATTTTCAAGGGTTATAACGGAAAAATTGAAAATACAGTAATTGGTGAAAATGATTTGAAATTACTTCAATCATTGATAAAAGCAGGTTCGGAACATAGAAAGTTTATGCGTCAAATAGGAGTGTCTGTAATAATTACTGCTCCTTTGTACTGGTGGAAAGAGTTTGACACTTACAAAGTTGGTACAGTCACAAATAGTACAAGCACAATGCACAAGTTGGCAAGTACACCTATCACAACAGACTGTTTTGAATTAACCTCCGTTAGACTTTGTGAAGTTGGAAAAGCATTTTTTGAAGAACTTGAAAAAATGCGAGTTAAATCAAATGAATACAGAAAAAATGGCGAAATTGAAAAAGCAGACAAGTGGTGGAAAGCCTTAATTCAGTTGTTGCCTGAAAGCTGGTTGCAGAAAAGAACCGTAACAATGGATTATGAAAACTTGCTTGCTATGTGCAGTAAAGGGCAAAGGCGGTTTCATAAACTTACTGAATGGAGTAAATCATTTGTCGATTGGGCTAGGTCATTGCCGTATGCTCAAGAATTGATTTTTCTTGATGAGGTTGAAAATTGATATGGAACACTGAAAATATGATTGAAGAATTTATTTCAATGGGTATAAAAGCGTATAAGAAAAATTCCAGAGGTAGTCTTGAGGCAAGAAAATTAGACCGACATGAATCTGTAATGATACAAGGGCAAGAATTTTCATATTGGCGAGAATATGTTATTTATAAAATGGCTGAATATAT